CATCGTATCTATCTTCAGGGATTGTTACATAATGTTCTTCAAAAAGACTCTTCATTCCAGTTAGGAATGATTCGGTCATTTCAGTCTTAAGACCGTGCTCAACTGCGAGTTGATTTTCTTCGATCCACTCTTGAGCAACATACTCAAGATATGAATCAACACGCTCGGTCAATTCGACTTTGATTTCAGCAACTTGCTCAACAAGCTGCTCCTCGTATTTAGCAGTAATCTGTTCCTTGATTTCTGCAACTTTTGTGTTAATAGCAGTTTCAAAAATGGTACGTGCTTTCTCTTGGAATTCTTCAGAGAGTTCCTCACCAGCAATTAGAGCATCGATGTCTTCTTGAACATCATACTCAGCAACTACTTCGACTTCTTCGGACTCTTCGGACTCTTCTGCAACTACTTCTTCTTCAGTTGTCTCTTCTTCAGAAACAACTTCCTCTTCGGTAGTTTCTTCTTCAGCAACGATCTCTTGATCTGCTTCAACTTCGACTTCTTCCTCTTCCTTCATACCTGCTGGCATTGCATCTGCTTTACCAGCACCTTTGTTAACAACATCTTTCACTTGGGAAAGAGTTGCGGAAGGATCTTTTAGTTTTGCCGAATCATCATCGGTCTTATAGTTTTCTGGTGTAGGACCGCCGAGATCTTCCACAGAACCTAATTGGGTCCCAGGATCTGCCATTTTAGGCATTGGATCTGCAGGCTTAGCCCCTTTGGTTACTACGTTTTCCATTTCTTGTAAATTGCTACCAACGGACATTTGATTATTAGATTTTGTATTAATCCATATTTATTTATAATTTAAAGATTTGAGAGAAATTCGTTGAATAAATTCAACTTATGCTCTTCAAGTGCTTTTTGGTCAACTAGAGTGTTAATTCTCTTCTGGGTCTGTTCTGCAAGTCTTTCACGAAGAATTCCTCCTTCCCAAACCCACTCTTTTCCTTCCATGATTCCCTGAACAAAAGCATCAGGTGCAGAAGGATCTGCAACGATGTCAGCAGCAGTTGCTAACATGAAATCTTCACCAACAACTTTGGCACCAGTACGATCTTCTCTTAAAGATCCGACACCACGTGAAGAAACACCAAGCATTACACCTTCATCTAAAAGTGAAGATGCAATCTTACCCATTGGGGTATTAAGAATTTGTGCTTTACCTTTGAAGTTATTACCTTCTTGAACAAGAGAAGTAATTTTATGTGAAACTCTGTCGAGATTTACGGTAGGACCATCGGGATGACCAAGTTCACCGAGAGCACGACCTTTGGCAACGAAAGTTTCATTGTATCTCTTTACTTCACGTGAAAGAGTTTCCATGGGATACATTCTCCCATTTCTATTCTTCAGATTGCCCTGAAGAAATACACCTTCGATATACAATTTTTTGTTAGAACCCTTACCTTCGGCAAGAATTTTTACATTTGAAATCTCTTCTGTAATAAGTTTCATCTTTATCCTGTTATTGGGTTGTTGTTTTCATCATGACGTTGATATGTACCCACACCGACTGGATTATTATTCTCGTCGTGACGTTGATATGTTCCTATGCTTGCAACTGGATTGCAGTTTTCATCATGTCGAACATAACCTGTATTAAAATTTTCATAAGTCACAGTTGACCAACCAGTAGTTCCACCGAGATTTGTTACGGTAATTTTTCCTGGTTGAGGAGAAACTGGATTATTATTTTCGTCGTGACGGATATAACCCATTATTCAGATTCCTCTTCAGTCTCTTCTTCTGGTTGATCAAACATTGAAGAAGCAACATTTGATCTCATATTTTCAATATTTGAAGATGCTTTGTCATACAAAGCGTCTTTAATACTTTGAACAATATCACTTGCTTGAGCACCGGTGCTCACCAAATCGACAATTTTTTCCATAAAAATAAATAAGACTTAATAAGTATATTTATATTTCTGCCGTTTTGGTATCTTTTTGAAACTCTGCATCAGTAATTGTAGATTGCTGATCCAAATCTGGTTCTGTTGGAACATCACCCATCATTCCATCATCTTGTGGTAATGGTTCTCCTGTAATCGGATCTACAGAGTTTGGATCTGGGATGATACCATCTGCAATCTCTTGTTCAATTTGTTCATCCATCTCCTCCATTTCTGCATCAGTTTGACGAAGAACTTTTCTACGTACCCATTCGGTTGAATAGTACTTACCAATATATGGTTCGATTGTTGCAAGAGTTCCCAATCTTTCATTGAGAAGTTCAGATTCTTTTAGTTCTGCGAACTGATTGTCATACAAGAAATCGTATTGAACATGATCACTAATTTCTTCCCAATCTTCTGGGGTGACAATGTTCTTAAGAATCAATTGTGTTCTCAACATGTCATTGAACATTTGAGCAAAACGTTTTCTCAAACGACCAACAAACTTAGCAAATTTAAGTTCGTCTCTCAAAATCTCTGAAGAACGACCAAGATTAAAACCACCATCACTAGCAATTCTAGATTCGGGCACACCCAGTGCTCTATAGAGTTTCTTTTGGAAGTATTCAATATCAGAAAGTTCACCCAAGTTCTGACCACCAGGGAGAGTTGTGATTTCTGTACCACGACCACCCTCTCTTCTAGGAAGCCAGAAGTCCTCCATCATAGACATGAACTTACGATCGTCACGAACTTCACCAGTGTTTGCATCATACACAAGTTTGTTACGATAACGCATCATAACATCACGCAGATATTGTTCCGCTTTTACCTTGGGGAGATTGCCAACATCAATGTAGAAAATTCTACGTTCTGGTGCTCTGGATAATCTATAGATAACCAGAGAATCTTCAATCATGCGAAGTTGATTGAGACCTTTGATTGCTTTATGGAGATATGAAAGAACAGAGCCCTTATTTCTATCTACAAGACCTGAAGTGCAATATGTGATAGAATCTTTTGCAATCTTAATAGAATTTTTTTGTCTACCTGCATTTGGAATACCAGATTGAGATGCTGGTGTATACAGGAAGTATTCTTCTAATTCTGGTGAAATACTGCTGTATCCATCTTCATCACCTTTTTGCTTAAGGTAAATTGCTGCAGGATCTCTACCATTCTTTTTCTTTTCTTGTCTGATGAACTTGATCTTCATGGGATCAATGTATCTCAGATCTTTTATACCCTCTTGGGGATTTTTGACATCGATAACTTTTAGATAATATAATCTACCATCTACATACCAGTTTCTAAAGATTTCATGGCACTTTCTATCAAAGTCCATGATTTCTTTAATTTTTTTGAATTCATCTCTAATAGTTTTCTTTAACTTATCACTTGCATTTACATTTGATAATTCTATTTCAACAGGAGAATCATACAGATCACTAACAATTGCTTCATTAACAACATCTTCAATGGCACCATCCACTTCTGGATGCAGTGCCATTTCTCTATATCTTTTAATTAAATCTGTTTCATTTCTGTAAACACCCTCAATATCAACATAGGAACCATAAAAGCCACTAGCAATATAATTGTCAACCCCGTCCTCGTTTGATGGAGGAACGGGGGAAACAATCGAAGGTGATTTATCCTGATTATCGTCAATAGAAAAACCAAAAAGTTTGGCCATAATAATTCGTATTTGATCTTTATTCTACTATTTAGCTGATATCTTCACCACCAGATTTTGCTGATGGTCCTACATATGCTTCCCACCAGTGAACTTGAAGTTCTACAGTGAACTCTTCAATCGTATCACCAGTTTCATAACTTACATCGATTGCAGAAATATTGGTTGGGAAGATATCCCAGAACTTGTAAGATCTGAGAACTGAACCATCACGATCAAGTTGATGAACCTTTGCATCTTTATGGTATTCTGCTGGATCAGTTAGACCAGTAGCATTATCCATTTTATTGATGACATTCATCCACTTTTCGAAAGCAGAACGAATACCAAAGTCAGTGTCATTGATAACTGTAATAGTCCAGGTATCAAACGTTCTGTCACCTGCTACTTTCAGAATTCTACCTCTGAAAGGAACATCAATTGGAGTGATGTTCGAT